TGCTCGCACCGGAGAGACGAAAGGAGTTCGAACCAGTCAGGTGGAAGGATTTCTTTCACCAGTTGATAGGCAATCGTATCGCTTGCAGAACGGAGATCGATGGTGCTAATCTCGGCCCATTGAAACAATACCAACTCTCTGTGAAGCACGTGCTGTCGATTTAGGTCGATGCCGGCCCTTACTTTCAGGAGCTGTCGAATCGTCCTACCGACCCCTTTCTGCAGCATGGCATTAAGCCCTGGCTCGACGCATATTGCGCGGTCAGTCGTTGCAGATTTAGGAACGGTAGTAAGCCTATTCCCCTTAACCAATTCTATTTTGGAGAGCATCATCTTAAAACGGTCGTGACCATAATGGCCCGAAAGGCCGAGTGCACGAGACCATAGCTCATCGTCGCCAATCAACGGTTCAATATATCGAAGCGCTGATTTGGTTATGGTGAGATGTGAGGCCTGGTTGTATTTGAAATATTGCCCGTTACGCCCCCTCGCGGGGTGATATGTGGCACCAGGTCCTGGCCCAGACAATTCGATTGCTCGAGTTAAATCCGGCGTTTTAGATAAAACCTTATATACCAGCTCACGAGCTCGGGCGAGAACCACCGATGTTTTGGTGGAAATCTCCCTTTCGGCAAGCATGTTGTTACTTTGCCTGCACAGCTCCTCAGAGGATAACCACGTAGAAAAACAAGTCTCAGTCGCATCCCGCGACGACGACTTTCCAAATGGTTGAATCTTGCGGAGCAGCTCGTCAAGAAAGAAGCTGATCACTGAAGGTTCCTCATACAAAGTCGAAGGAAGTTCTTCGGTGAGTGTGACCGTCGGCGCTATCTCGTGAAGAGGTACGCAAGTACCCCTATCAAAAGAATCACAACGGTCGTATACGTGTAAGATACGATTAAGTATTTCATCGTATTCCCCTCTGCTAAGTGTTAAGTCAAAAGGTATATTGTCTTGCGACGCTATAATAAACACTTTCGTGCCTCCTTAAGTTAACTCGCGTTTACCTGCTTATGCTACAGTAAACGAGAAGTTGTCACCGGGTAGATACCCAGAAAAGGGAATTGCCGCCTGAGAAAGCGCTGTTGAAGTCGCCTCCTGCAGAGCCCCGTTAAACTGAGCTTCCGTTGTCCCGTTAGGGATTGATACGGAGACCTCAATGAGGCAGGGTTGTGTACGAGACACTTTCCCGGTAGGGTCTAGGACTTGAATGTCCTGCACTACCTTGACAGTTCCTTTCGTTGTGGGAAACGTACTACCATACACGGCCAATTTACGGTCACGTGTAAGCTGATGACGAACCATAGCAGAATCACCTGGTAACCGGTAAACCCAGTTATCAGGCGTATTTTCGCGCAGTTTCGTTGCAGTTATGGTAGGCATTTTTGTTCTCCTTACGGATTAGTTAACTAACCAACTCGCAGCGGCCTTTTACAAATTCGCGACAGTTGGAGGAAGATCGATACCAGATCCATCGATCGGACGAGGTTGAGTCCATCGCCCAATTCTG